TATGCTGCAACTTCTCGTAATGCTGCTAGAAAGCGTTACAGAGGGCAAGGATGAATCAAAAGGAAGCACATGTAAGGAACTGGATCAAAGAAGTATCTAAGGTAAGACCTGAATTATCTGGTTTTGCTGCCTGTCCCTTCGCTTCCACTGCAAAATTTAAGATCGTAGAGTGTAATATTGACGACATTGAGCCTATTGGGGGGTTTGATGTCGTCATTTTTATTGTTGAGGATGATTTACAGCTCAATGACATCAACCAATGGGTAGATATATACAATAAAATCTATAAAACTTGGATTTTTTTAAAGGATTGTGGCACATATAATACGTTTATAAGTGGGGTTCAGACCAATAATGGTCTCTATAACTTAGTTTTAGCTCAACCAAAAGAAAAATTAAATAAATATCGAGAAAAATTAGCAAATACTGAGTACTATGACCATTGGGATGAGTCATATTTACAAGAAATACTTGGTGAAGACTATAAAATTGTGAAAAAATCGGGATAGCAACCCCGTAAAAAGTTCTGTTTAACCTTTTTTAGGAGAAAACAGATGGCAAAGTATCAAGTAGATCGTGATGTTAACTACATGAAGGAAAATTGGGGTACAACACGTCTTATTACCGACTATACTCCAATTAAAAATGAGAGAATTAACAATCCTCCAGAGGATAGATATTCCAGACCCTGTGGTGGTAAGGGTGGATTTGATGATTATGTAGAAAGGTGGCATTAATCTCTATAAATAATCTTAAAACAACTGTGTTAAATGGCTACTAAACCCAAAATATCAAGGGGGTTTAAAGATTTTAGTTTATCTTTTAAAAAACACCCCATCACAAATGATATAATTGCCATTTTTAATGAGGATGCCATCAAAAATTCTGTTATTAATTTAGTAAGAACTAAAGTTGGCACTCGTTTTTTTAGACCAGATCTAGGAACTAACATAGAAGATAGTATTTTTGAGCTTTCCACCACTGAACTATCTTTCACCTTAGAAAACCAAATTAATGAAGTTTTAAGAAATAATGAGCCTAGGATTCTTGTTACTGGTACTGAGATTGATATAAATGATGATTCAAATGAATTAAATATAACTATTGCATATCAAATTATAGGTATTGAGCCAGGGCAACAAACAGTAAATGTAATTCTCAAACCAACTAGAGTGTAATAATGGCACAATTTCAAGTAACAACCCTAGACTTTGATCAAATAAAGGAATCTATTAAAGATTATCTTCGTGCAAATAGTAATTTTACTGATTATGACTATGATGGTTCTAATTTTTCTGTTCTTATTGATGTCTTAGCTTATAATACTTATATAACTGCTTATAATACAAATGCGGTGGCTAATGAAGTTTTTCTAGATTCTGCATTGGTTAGAGATAATGTAGTAGCTCTTGCAAGAAATATTGGATATGTTCCAAAATCTGCAAGGGCTGCTAAGTTGAGAGTAACAATTAACGTTGTTATTGATCAACAAATTCAAATTCCAACTTTAACATTAAAGGCTGGTTTAGTTGCTACTGCAACAGCTAATAATGTATCCTACACATTTTGTATTCCAGAAAATATTACAACAACAGTAACCAATAATTTAGCAACATTTAATAATATTGTTTTATATGAGGGTTCATTTGCATCATCATCTTATGTTGTAGATACTTCAGACGAATTTAGTAGATATGTAGTTGATAATCAAAATGTTGATACATCTACGTTAAGAGTGAAGGTTTATCCAACACAAGAAAGTGAAGGATATGACGTATATACTCAAGTCAGTTCAATTGTTGGATTATCTACTACTGCAAACAGATATTTAATTCAAGAAGTTGCGAATGAAAGGTATGAATTATTGTTTGGAGATGGGGTTGTTAGTAAAAAATTAAATAACGGCAATTTAATTGATGCATCGTACATCATAACAAATGGATCTAAAGGTAATGGTGTTAAAACCGTTGCTTTTAATGGAATACTAGTTGATAATAATGATACTGAAATTACAAATTTAACTTCTGCTTTAACTATTGTCAGTCCATCAAGAGACGGTTCTGACATTGAGTCAATTACATCAATTAAATATTTTGCCCCAAGACGTTATGCAGCAAGAAATAGAGCAGTATCATCACAAGATTATGAGACTATAGTTTCAGATATATACCCAAATACTGAAGCAGTTATTGCTTATGGTGGTGAAGATTTAACCCCACCTGAATATGGTAAAATATTCATCGTAATTAAACCAAAAGGTGCTAATACATTATCACAATTTACTAAGGACGATATTGCACAAAAATTAAAAAAATATGCAATTGCTGGAATGGTTCCAGTAATTTTAGATATGAAGTATCTTTATGTTGAATTAGATACTACAATTTATTACGACCAAGCTAAAGTGACCTCAGAGGAAGATTTAAAAACTCATGTTATAAGTTGCCTAACCCAATATGCAAGTGCATCTGAAGCTAATGGATTTGGTGGTAGAGTTAAATATAGTAAGATTGTTGGTTTAATTGATGATGTTGATGAAGCAATTACATCAAATATTACAAAAATAAAGATGAGAAGAGATTTAAATGCTCTTATTAATCAACCAGCACAGTATGAATTGTGTTTTGGTAATAAATTTCATGTAAAACCTGATGGGTATTCTATTAAATCAACAAAATTTACTATTCAAGGAACAGCTGATGAGTTATACTTATCAGACATTCCAAATACTAATAGTACTACGGAGGGAAAAGTTATATTCTTTAAATTAGATAGTGAAAATAAACCAGTCATTGTAAATAGTAATGCTGGAACTATTGATTATACTAAGGGAGAAATTCTAATAGATACAGTAACCTTCACATCTACTTTATATGAAGATGCAGTAATTGAAGTTGAAGCTATTCCAGAATCAAACGATGTCATTGGATTAAAAGATTTATATTTGCGATTAAGTATAACTAACAGTAAGTTCACACTTATAAGTGACACTTTAAGTTCTGATATAAATTCATCAGGGACACAATTTGTATCCACTTCAAGCTATTCAAACGGCAAATACACTAGGTAATTAGAATGTTAGATAAAGATCTTCAAAGAATTCAAATTTCGCAGGTAATTGATGGTCAGTTACCTAATTTTGTTGCATCTGATGAAAATTCTTTATTTGGTCAATTTTTAAATCAATATTATATCTCACAGAAGCCAGTTACTGACTTAGCAGAAAATATTGATCGTGCTGTAAATGTAGAAAATTTTGATACAACACAATTTTCCGAGTATTCTACTACACTTGTTGGTAATATAGAATATTATGATGATGTTATTGAAGTAGAAAATACTTTATCATGGCCCGACTCTTATGGACTATTAAAAATTAATGATGAGATAATTACATATACTAGCAAAGACAATACACATTTTTACGGGTGTATTCGTGGATTTAGTGGCATAGAATCATATCAAAATGATTTAAATCCAGGATCTTTAATCTTTTCATCATCAACTGCTGAAGAACATTCTGATGGAGCTTTAGTAAAAAATATTAGTAATTTAATTTATGTTGAACTGTGGAAAAAAATAAAAGGTCAATTTTTACCAGGATTTGAAAATAAGACATTAGATCCTAGTTTAAATAAAAAACTTTTCTTAAAACAAGCTAGAGATTTTTATGAGACTAAGGGTTCTGCCGAATCTTATAAAATTTTGTTTAAAGTGCTGTATGGAGATCCAAACCTAAAGGTAGTAGCTCCGTCAGAGTATTTAATGGAGCCTTCTGCTGCACAGTGGAATACAACAAATAATTTAATTGTAGAATCTATTTTTGGCGATATTACCAAAATTAATGGTCAACCAATAGTTCAAGATACTCCATATGCATATGGTAATGTATATCTTTCAACTTTAATCTCTATTGGAGAACAAAATTACTATGTAATTCAATTAAGTAACGACACTAAGATAGGAACATTTAATGCTTGCCCATTAACTAGAACAACTATTGGTGCGACTACATCAGATAATACAATTTTTGTTGATTCTACCGTAGGATTCCCAGAATCGGGTCAATTATACATTGGGGGTAATTATATTTCATATGATGGAAAAAATGATACTCAATTCTTTAACTGCACTATTTCATTTTCAATTGACAAATTTGTAAATGTGTATGCAAATAGTTTTGCGTATTCATATGAAGATGGGGATGAAACAAAACCAGTTTATATGAGAATAACTTCGGTTTTATCGGATTATTCTAATGTTGTTGAAACATCAAAATACTTAAAAGTTGGTGATGAAATTGGATTTAAAAATTTGGGTGAAGACGTAGAATCTGATGAGGAGTTTTACCAAAATAGAACAAAAAATTGGTTTTATAATCATACATATGAAATTAAAGTTGCTGATAAGCCAAATGGTATTACTAAAGTATCATCACCAGCTACAGTAAATACTAAAATACCACACAGTTTTAGATTAGGCGATAAAATTACACTATATGATGTAGATGTGTATGATAATTCATTCAATCCTCCCGTTGAAGGTACAGTTGTTCAAATTTATTCGCCAACCTCATTTGCTTTACAATATAGCTCAGGAATACTTAACTCTAACTTAGATTATCAGTTATATAGAAATATATCAATATCTCCTGTAGGTAAATTTAAATTTTTAGCTGATATTCAAAATAGTTATGTTAGTAAAAATAAAGATTATGTATATGTAACTAGTACAAGTTTACCTTCATATTCAGTATCATCAAATACTGGTACAATTTATTTTAACGACAGTGGTGCCGCTACTGATTTAATTACTACAAAAAATAGTTCTGGGGTAATAATAAATCATAATTTTGAAACTGGTGATAAAGTTTACTATAGCTATACTGGTCAAAATATTGGAATTAACACTGGCGCATATTTTGTCAAAAAGATTAGTAATACTGAACTTAAATTAGCGTATAATAGGTCTAAAATTTTTCAAAATGATTTTATAGAATTTACTACATCTGGAGTGGTCGGTGCATTAACTAATACTTTAATTTTAGATAGTCTTGCCAAAAAAGACATTTTAGACCAAAAACTAGTCAAAAGAATTGCTGTACAGCCAAAAATAAAGGAAAGTTTATATACAATTTCAAAATCACCTCTTCCAACTCCTGTTGGTATTTTATTAAACGGCACAGAAGTAATATACCCAAAAAGTGATGATAAAGCTTTTTATGGCAGATTAACTTCAATTAATGTTATTGGTGGTGGAAAAAATTATGATTTGATTACTCCACCAAATGTTGTTATTGAAGACTCTGTTGGTACAGGTGCTTCTGCGTTTGCACATGTTGAGGGATCATTATCTAAAGTAATTCTTTTAAGTTCTGGATATGATTATGCTAACGTTCCTGCGGTAAGTATTACTGGTGGAAATGGTTCTGGTGCAGCTGCAAAAGCTATTATGAAGCCAATTTATACTACTATTGATTTTTCTGGAGGATCTCCAGGAATCAATACCACAACTAATGAAATTGGATTTGGAACTTATCACAATTTTACGACAGGTGAAGAAGTTATCTATAGATCATATACAAACACTGGTATTGGTGTTGGTACAGATGGATCGCCTGCTGCAGGAGAGTCTGATACCAAATCATATCTCATTGATTTGTCGAAGCATTATATTATAAAGGTCGATGACACCACAATTAAATTGACAAATAGCCAATCCAACGCAATATCTGGAATTAACACTATTAATTTAACTCAACTTGGAAAGGGAACTAATTCATTCATTTCTACAAAAACTAGATCAGTTATTGATAGAATTGAAGTCACAGATCCTGGTACTGGTTATGTAAATAAAAAAGTTGTTGTAGAATCGATTGCGTATCCACCAAAACAACCACAGAACATTCCATTAGCTCTTGTGGGTATTAATACTCAAGAAAATTATATTTACGCTAAAAATCATAATTTTAACGATAAAGAGTTGATATACTACGATGCAAATGGTTCAGCTGTTGGTGGATTAACTACAACACAAAGTTACTATGTTATTAAAATTGATAACGATAAATTTAGACTAGCATCTGCAGGAATTGGCACTACTTTATCGTCATTAAATTATGATCAAAATAAGTATGTTAAAATTGCGGGTTTTGGAACTGGTGAACATACTTTTTATACACCACCAATCCAATTAGAAATTTTAGGAATTCCAAATTCATCTAATATTAGTGGTAGTGCAGCTCAAGTTGGGGATAATTTTGCAACATCACAAGCAATTGCAACACCAGTATTTACAGGAACTGTAAGTAATATATTTTTAAAAAATGGTGGATCTAATTATGGAACTGCTGATATATTAAATTATAATAGAAAACCAAATGTAATTTTAAGTAGTGGTGAAAATGCTATTCTTGAACCAATTATTATTAATGGTGGTATTTCTGAAGTTAATATTTTAAATGGTGGAAGTGGATATTTTTCTGCTCCCGATATTGTAGTTAGTGGCGATGGATTTTTTGCATCATTAAAAGCTGTAGTGAATAATGGAAAAATTACTAGTGTTGAAGTTATTGATTCTGGTAAGGGTTATGCAAAAGTAAATACAATTTTGACTGTCGTTACTAGAGGAAAAAATGCCACATTTGATGCCAATGTACAAGTGTGGCATGTAAATTATTACAAGAGATATGAATTACTCATAAATGATCCTACAAATACTTCTAATTCATTTTATATTGATTCATTAAATAAAAATAACAAGTCAGTACAGTTAGTAACTCCAATTATTCCAAAACAATTACGATATATTCTTGGTGATAATTTAGATGCCAATTTAAATGTAATTCCAAATATTAAGCATTCTCCTATTGTTGGATGGGCGTATGATGGAAATCCAATTTATGGTCCTTATGGTTCTTCAAATACAAATGCATTAACTGGAATTAAGCAATTAGCAAGTGGATATGAATTAATACCATTATTAGAAAGACCCTCATATCCTGCAGGATTTTTTGTTGAAGACTATGTATATACTGCAAATGGTGATTTAGATGAAAATAATGGCAGATACTGCATTACTCCAGAATTTCCAAATGGAACTTATGCGTACTTCTCAACTCTAGGAAATTATCCATATGTGATTAGTGATTATGGATATGAAATTGATACTTATAACTTAAATTATACAAAAACTCAAGATTATAATGTTATTCAAGATGAAGAATTAGTTAGAAATACTTCCCCATATAAACTCAATAAAGAATATACTTCATATGGTGGTATTGATTTAAATTATAGTGATGATGCTAAAGTTTTAGTAAGAGCTGTTTATGCTTCTGGAGTTGATGAAGTTAATGTAATTAAACCAGGAAACACATACAAGATAAATGATAGATTAAATTTTAATAATACTGGAACTAATGGTCGAGGTGTAGATGCGAAAGTATCCTCTCTTGTAGGTGTTGCTATAAGCAGCATATCCAATGTGACAACTTATTATTCTGATATTGAATTTATTCAGCAAGAGAAAAATATTATAGGTATTTTTACTTCTCCACATAATCTTATAGAAGGTCAGATAGTTAGAGTTTCTGGAATTAATACTACCACTCATAAGTTTATAGAAGGTCAATATTCAGTAGGCGTCAGCACATATTATTCAAATTTAAGATTGGCTATTGGTAGTTCCATTGCTACTGGAATAGCAACTGAAATTGTTTTAACAGAATCACCATTTACAAACAACATTATTCCTGGAGACATTATTGGAATCGGATCTGAACAACTACTAATTTTAGGAGCAAATCGTTTAAACACTGGTTATAAAGTTTTAAGATGTTACAATTCAACTGTTGGTACAAGCCATACTTTAGGATCAATTGTTACAGTAAAAACTAAAGTATTTTCCTTCCCAACAATTGCTGGAATTAAAACAGAAACTAAAACACAATTTAATCGCACAGTGTTCTTCAATCCTCAACAGGATGTTGGTTATGGTAGTACGACTACAACTGTTCAAATTGGATTTGGAATCACTGCAACACCTATTGGAGTTCAAACTGGGCAGGGCGTATATACTAAATTTGAGTTTTATAACAATCCTTTCAATATTGGCGATATTGTACAAACTGAAAATGTAGTTAATTTAAGTATTACAAATTCATTTGTAGTTCAAAAAGATGCGGGATCAATTTTAGTTAACTATGATAGCACATCAAGTACAAACGTTGGTGTAGGAACTTCAAGTGTTATTAAACAAGCTAAAAAAGTAAATATTCCACCAGGATCATTATATATTCCAAATCATAAATTTATAAATGGTCAAAAAGTACATTATACTGCTGTAAACGGTATTGGCTTGACATGCTCACCAAATATTGTGTTAACTCCAACATTTAACTTACAATCGGGAAGCGATGTATATGTAATCGTAGATACAAATGATTTTATTGGCATTTCAAGTACTTTAGCTGGGATAACTTCAGCTCAAGGTAGATTATATTTTGTAAATTCAGATATTTCTAATGGAGTAGCTCATAAATTTGACACTACTTATACAAATCCAATTGGTCAAATTTCTCTCAATCAAGCTGTTATTACTACATTTGATGAGCACAATTTAAAATATAATGATTTCATTTCATTAGATGTTCTTCCAAATCAAACAGAAAATATTACTATTAAGTTTGATAATACTAGCGCAAGATTGTTATTAAACCCTGTTGGATTTGGCTCAACACAAGTTTCTTTATCAGATAATACAATAACAATTCCAAATAATACCTATAAAACAGGTGATAAAGTAGTTTACACTTCAACAAATCCTGCAAATCCACTATTAAATGGTGAAGAGTATTTTATTATTAAAGTTAATAATGAAAAGATTAAATTAGCTGAGTACTTATATGATGCCAAAGACATATTTTATCCTGGTATCAATTTAACTACAACAGGAATTGGAACTCACACGCTATCTCTTATAAATCCACCAATTAAAGTTTTACTTGGAAACATTGTTTCATTCGATGTCAGTGATTCTAGTTTAAGTTCTTTAGTTCTTGATTTTTATCGTGACGTTAATTTTACAAATAAAATTAACGTCAAAAATGTGACCAGAAGCGGAACTCCTGGTGATGGTAATTCTGGAACCAAGGTTGATGTCAGAATTGATCCTAATGTACCAGACGTATTTTATTATAAGTTAAATCCTGTTGGATTAAGTACAATTACCACCAATGCATATGCATATAATGTAGATACTGATGTTGAATCATATTCAAGGATTGAAGTTAAAGTATCTAAGTATAATGGCGTTTTCAGAGTGACTTCAGTAGGATCAACTACTATCAATTTTGATTTATTGAATACTCCAGAACTCTCGCAATATACAAATTCTGGAGTAACTACATTTAGTTATAGTACTGAATCATTAAATGCAGTTGGTGGTATTAGACAAGTATCCATTGGTTTTACTGGTACTGGTTACATTTCCCTACCAGAAATTTCAAATATAACATCAGTTGGTGGAACTGGTGCTGAATTAAAATTATTCTCTAATGATATTGGAGAAATTAAAAATCTTGTAATTTTGAATTCAGGATATAATTTCCCAACAGATCCATCATTAAAACCAAAAGCAGATATTCCATTTGTATTAAGACTTAAAAATAATTATCAACTCAAAGATATTATAATTTTAGATGGTGGTAAAAATTATCTGACTGAACCAAAACTTATTTGTTTAGAACACCCAGAAATTGTTTTTGATACTAAATTAGAAAGTAATAGTGTACAATCAGTAAAAGTATCAATTAATAAAACTGGATTGTCTGAAGTACCTCCTACTATTATTCCTATTAATAATTCTAATGGCATTACAATTAAAAATGCAATTTCTGATGGAACAACAAATATTTTAAGTATTAATTCAGATAACGGTAAATTTATAAATTTCCCATTTAATGTTGGAGATAAAATTTTTGTAGAGGGTATTGAATTAACTCAACCTTTAGCTGGAGCTGGTGGTTACAATTCTAGTGATTACAATTATAGCTACTTTGAAGTTACTGCAGTTGATGACACTCCAGGAGCTGAAACTGTCAGTTATTCAATTGTTGGTTTAGGTAGCACTGGTGGATATTATGATTCAAATAATAGTGTTGGTAAAGTTATTAAGTATGATGATTTAGCTAAATTTACTGCCACTATGGAAAAAACAGATTTCATTGAAAATGAAGTTTTATACTCCAATGGAAGTCTTTTCAAAGTTTACCGTGATGGGTGGAATAAAGATAAAGATATATTGAAAATTGTTGGTAATAGCTTTAACATTGGTGTTGGTGATTCTATTGTAGGAAATAAGTCTAATTCTAAAGCTACAGTAGATGAAATTGATTTTACAGATGCACATTTTGGTTGTGCTGGAGAATGGTTAAATGAAAATGGTTGGTTGACTAAAAAGGGATTTACCAATGATGTTGAACAAAGAATACAAGACAGTAAGTATTATCAAAAGTTTTCTTACGCATTAAACAGCCCAATACAAAAAAGTCAATGGTTTGATGATGTCCAAAGTTTAGTACATCCAGCTGGACTAGAAGCTTTTGGCGATGTTGTTGTTAGTTCTAAACCTACTATTGGAATTGGTAGAAGTTTTAATTTAAATCCATCTACTGTAGACGCATCTGATACTCTCATCAATATTTTAAGTCAATCTTCATTTAATACAAAACAATATTTTGATAAATCTTTTGAGATTGTAAGTTCTAAAGGGATTTCAAAAGATATTGGTCTTTTAAGTAAAAAATTATTTGATTTTAGTATTTGTAAAACAAATAAAGTAGAAGCTATTGATGATATTAGTGACGAATTTACTGGAACTAGTGTTTTAGAAGTTAATAGTATTAATGCTGATGGAGCAAATTTATTAATTTTAAATAAAGAATTTATTCAGTCCGAAGTAGTTGGATTTATCACATCAACTTATCCAGCAATTTTATCAAATTTAGATTTTGATGCTGAAGTATGTCGAAGAGATGTTGGTTATATTGTAGATGCAATTTCGTATGATTTAAAATATGGTGGTAATGAAAAGAGTGTTGCCGCTGGACTGTCTTATTGGACTGGTGTTGGTGGTACAAGTTTTGTTGATGGGGAAAGTCAAGAAACTATAGGTGGATTTAG